CTCCGTCATCATTAGATAATCCTCTCATAGATCTACCACTCACATTAGAAGATAATGTATGATTATGGATTAATGTAGAAGTATTAACCGCTTGTTCGGTAACCTCATCGGTTGAATCTAAATTATATTTTACTAATTTCATCATTATACCGTCTGCAGGACGAAGAACTTTTAAATTCATATTAAAGACTGAAGGATCTCCTTCTGCCTCAAGAGTAATAGTATTTTCTGATGTAACTTTTGCTTTAGGAATAATAAATTGGAAAAATTCATCTTTTCCATTTGCTTCAGATCTTGCAAAAGTATCTCCAGTAATATAATAAGTGCCAGGGAAAGAACTAGCAGAAATTTCAATAATAGAACCATCTACAATTTGTAAATCATAAGAACAAAAATAGGTTTTACCTTCAGTAAAAGTGCCATTACTTGTTACAGAGTTACCTTTTTCATCGTAAAATTTTGGATTATGTTTCTTATATTTTTTACCATTTGGACCTTCATATAAATATTTCCATCCACTTGTATCTGCAGAAGCAAGTTTAGTAGAGGCATTAATTGAAGGGAAAGTAGTACCAGTAGCTACAAAAGTCTCAGTTCTCATAATAACTGTTTTACCACTAATATCAGTATCTGAACTGGTATTAACAGTTTTAATATTACCGTTACCAAACATAATAGCCATAGATTTAGCTGAAAATAGAGCGTCTTCTAAGGTTACATTAATTTCTTTACCGTAATCCCAAGAAATTAATGAAGCATTACCTTTACCACCTCTTGCCTCAGATGATTCAGCTGTCTGCTCAATAGTAGAAACTTTTAGAGTATCTAAATATAATACTGGAACTGTAGGATTACCCGAAGTATCCATGTCATAAAAAGTAACATCCGCTACTTCTTTAATACCATATCTATCTAAAATACTAGCCATAATTGACCTCCTTTAGTTTTCATTTGAAATCCAATATTTTGGTTTTATTTTTTTAGAACTAGCGCCTGCTAATAAACTACGAATATCTAAATCATATTTTTCTTTTTTTTGATATATATTCATAATATCAGAAATAGCTGCTACGCTTAGTTCTCCTATATTAAGTGGAGTTAAACCAATTCCCATACAACAAATTGCTTTTATACTTGTTTCTAAAGAAATTCCTTTACCACTTTTAGCTTTTATTCTATCTCTTAACCTCGCTTTTGCTAACATTTCCTTTTTTTTAGGATGCATATTGGGATCTGGCAATTCTTTTCTAGGTTCGCCTAGACTATCCCTAATACAATTTTGAAATTCTAAAAAATTATCTTCTTTAATAGTTGGTATTTTTAATAATTCTTCTGGATCATCAATTTCTTCAATTTTTTTTTCTAAATCACAAAGTATAATTTCTTTTCTATCAAAAAGAATGGTTATGTCTTCATGACAAAAAAAGTGAAAAGCGTCTTTTATTTTTCGATAAGATTGAGGATTATTAAAAGCTTGAAATAATAAAAAAGTAAAAGGAGATGGAATTTCTATATTTTGTTGAATTAAATTCTTCTCCACATATAAATCTTCAATATCTTCTTGAGATATTGTAAAAAAACTATGATATAAATTATAATCTTTATTATTATAAATATCATTAATACTTGGGGGATATATTTTACAAATATTTAAAAAATTAATGGGTATTTTTAAGAAAGAATTAATCATAAGTTTCTACTGAAAATTTCATAATATAATCTGTCATTTCATTCGAAATGAAATTTAACGCAAAACCATTAAATTCAACTACACCTAACCCATTAACTCTTTTTCCCTTTAACGAATTTTCTATTTCACCCATTATAGCGAACGGGCGCAAATTAGTTCCTTTAATTACCCATTGAGTAATCGGAACATATACTTCTATAGAAAGAGTAATAATTCTAAACTCATCATTAGCTTGGTCTGGAATCGCTCCATCAATCTTAATACCTATACGTGATTGCGGGCCTTCCTGTGGCGGCAATTTAGGAACAAATCTAACCAAATCATTATGAATTTTGTCTTTTATTATACTACTACTTATATCTTCGTGAGAAAGAGGATCTTTATCAGTATAATATAAAAGTTTTAGTAAATTTTGATTTGCCTCCAATCTCTTAACTAATAGCTGAAAATTTTCTCCCAATTCTCGACAATTACGTACTGCCATTAGTTATCACCACCAGTAATCCAATAATAATCTTCTCCAGAATATTCTTCGTAGATAACTTTTTTATCATCATCGTCACTATAAATATACACTGGGTCAACCGATACATACTCTACTCCTGGAGTTGAAATTTTATCAAAACCGGTTACTACATATGCTTCGGTAGTAGTGACATTATTACTATCTGTAATCTGTATTTCAAAGTAATCTTCTTTTTTAATCCGATTATCCAAAGGACATACAAAAAAACTTAATTTTAAATTTTCATTATATAAAATTTGAGAACGACTACGAGATTTCAATTCATCTTTTAACATATTATCTTCTTGTCCGTAGAAATATGCCCAAACCTCGCATCTCTCTTTATCTCTACTAATCCAAGTAATTAAATTAGTAATTTTTAAAACGGCGTACTTGTTATAACCATTTGCGGCATGGTCATCTTTAAAATAAACAAGATAGCGCCATTGCTGCCCTTTTTTATTAGTTAGTAACAAAACAGTTCCAACATCTAATTCTTCTGACATTGGAGTTAGAAGATATTGTAAAGTTTTAGTATTATCTTGACTATACGGCTCTAAACTTCCATATCGAAGCTCTTCATTATAAGTAAATTCCACTAAATAAGTAGTTTTCTTTAAATATAAACTAAAAAGCCTTTCTCTTTCCGTTTGAATACGAGTTTGATAGTCTTCGCCATATCTATTTAGCCTTTTCTTGTATATATCAAAATATTCCATATTATTCCTCTGGAATAAGATTCATACAATCAAAAATAGTTTTTCGGAAATAATTAAAACGTAAGAAACGGAGACTAGCAAGTTTTGAGTATAGAATATAGTAATTAATAGTACGTCGTTCTTCCTCGTATCCCATTAACTCAATTAAAATTGAATCAAGGAATTTTTCCCACTCACTATTATCCTTCTCTCTTTCGCAAAGTAAACCAAAAAGTTTACTTCTCATTTTATTATTATAACCTTCTTTAAAACTATTCATTATTTCCAGCCCACTTTCTATATTTATATGGCTTTCCATTAATAGAACGATAATATATACTTTCCAATTTTCTAGCTGTCTTTCTTTCTTGTTCTAACAATTTTTTAAATTTATCTAAAAGGTTTGCCTGAGAAAAATCTTTTTCATCATAGAGAGGTTTAACGTTTTCCCAAGTCAAAATAGTTCTATTTAACCACTCACATTTCATAAATGTAGCGATAATTTGGATTTCTTCGTTAGATAAATCCTCTACAAAACCATCTTGACCTCTCTCTAAAGACACACGTGGAAATTTAAACCAAGGAATGGCAGCTTCCATTAAAGAGTTTAAATCTCTTTTAACTTCTTCCTCAGTCCATTCTCCCCATTCGTCCTCAAGTATTTTACCCAAAAAAACATCATAAACCTTATCATAAGAAGTCATTTAAATCACTCCTTATTTTCTTTACTTTCTTCTTTTGCCGCCTTATTCAAGGTAATTGCTTTAGCCACATCAATATTTAATCCACGGCTTGCCGCAATTTCTTTAATAACATCAGAACGTCCTAAACCAATATCTCCGTATGCAATTGCTCTAGCTCCAAATTCACTTATCTGCTCAGTCGGTAATTTTTTTAATGTTGCTTTAAGCTCTGAAACAGGAGCAACCGTAAGTAAACGTTTAACCATCTGGTCATCTGGAATTATAATATTAGTAGGTTTTTCTGCATCTAGCGGTTCAAGACCTAATTCCCTTTTAGTTTCCATATCTTCTATATACAACAAACCTTGTTCAAAAAGATACTGAACTCCTGGTCTTGCTAATGCTTCTTCTAGCATTTCTTTATCAATTAATACTTGTGCACCTTTCTTAGCCCAGGTGCGGGAAAAATGATACTCCGGAATTTTCATTCCAACAAT